CGATCTCCGGCATGGAGTCGACGCCTAGCGGGCCTGCTGGGCAGTTTCACGAGCTGCCCGTACTACAGGGGTCTACGCCTACCACGGGCACGACGGCATTCTGTGTGGCGGTCGAGCCGATCAAGTCAGGAAGCCTCGGGCGAGTCGCGGTAGCAGGCGTCGTGCAGGTGCAGCTTGACGTGAAGAGTGAGAGCCACCAGTACGCCAAGTGCAAGGCCAGCGTCGCAGAGCTCGAGACGGCGTCGAGCGGCGAGGCGTTCATCCTGTGGAAAGAGTCTGGCACGGGGACTGGGAAGTGGGGATTGGTGCGCGTCGGATCTCACCCGGCCGTCACCGGAGTTGACGTTGTCACTAACGTGACTCTCGGTGCCACGGGGCTCGTCTTTACCCGCCAGCGCGTCATGGTGCACGACGTGCCAACTGGCGTGACGGGCGTGAACATCGGCGCGACTGGCTGCACATGACGACGCTAAACACCAAAAACGGTCAGCTACTCGTCAAGGACGGCAAGCTGCAGACGGACTGCGGGTGCTGCGGTGGGTGGTATTGCTGCCCGGCCGAAGCGTGCATGAATGAACTTATAAACTCAGTCTCGGTGACAATCGGGGCGTCCGATTACCTGAAACAAGCATTTCAGTCGCTCGGTTTCTGCTCTCCGGTCCGCCGAGAATACTCGTCCGTCGGGTTTCTCGGATCATCGCTCGCTGGCACGTTTTCACTAAACAAGCAAAACAACGGAACGTGGTCGCACACGTTTGCGACTTCCGCGGGCGGGACATGCCAAGCGTCGATTTCGTTGTCTTTCCCGAGCCCAACAAGCTGGACGCTTGTTCTGTCTTACAGCGTTGTTTCTTTCGTCCTCACTGGCACGGATGCAACAACGCCAGTCTACAAAGAACTGTCGGAAATGACGTGCGGGCCGTCTGGGTTTTTTATTGGTCCGTCAGGCGACTGCTTTAGTGGCTTCCCGTCATCTCGTGGGCCTATTGGCACGGTGACTCTTTCAGGGCCGTTCGGTGTCAGCACTGACGGTGGCGTCAAATTGCCATGCGGGTTTGCATCGGTCGTAAGCTCTGCATCGCAATATAACAACTGGAGTAACGTCAGCCTGACGCCAGGGGCAACCGTAACCTTTCAGCCCGCGTGGCCTGGCGCGGGCACAACGGTGAAAGAAACCGGAACGAACTCCGCTACTATCGCTGTTTCGTTTGCGTGAATATATGCCGTGCTATCAGTCATCTGCGGTGCCATCTACCCGGTCTGTCAGCGGCAGCACGTCCTACGCCACCGAAGCCGACTGCCTGCAAGCCTGTAAAGAGGGCGCGTGCTGCGAAGGCACTACCTGCACGGTCAAGCCGCAGTGCCAGTGCCAAGGGACGGGGAAGGTGTTCAAGGGGGTGGGGACGACGTGTGCTGATCCTGGGCCGGACTTGTGTTGCTTTAATGTCGAGAACAGTTTCGGCAACGCGACGATAGGATCGTCGTTGTGTGGTTGCGGTGCTGTCATTATCGGAGGACAGGCCGGTCAAGCTGTCACCCTTCCGGCGCCAAACGGCTTACGGCAAAGAACCGTAACGATTACTTTTGGCGGGTCAGTTTCGGGCCTTGGAGGATCTGTTTCAGGCGGAGCCACGAAGCCAGACTTTCGAGCCGTGCGATGGGCTGCAATCAATGAGCTGTCGCTTGAGTTTTCTGTTCCAGAGTGCGGCGGCGGCGGCGAGGTGGAATACTACATTGATGACCCTGCTACCGAGCCAACAGCCGCCGGCGCATCGGCAGGATGCACGTCTATTCAGCAAGACCCATCTGGCGCTAAAAAGATCAAGATACTCGCGAGATACATTCCGCCGCCAGCAAGAAGAACAGGCCCGCTGTATGCGCAGTTGTTTGTCAGCGTTTACGCCGGCACGCGCTGGCGATGCGGGTCATCGCTATTGAGCTATGGAATGGGAATGTCGGGAGCAGGGATTCCAGCGGTCAATGACTTTAATTTCGGCCCATTGACGGCAAGGAGGCCGCTTTCTGGCGTCTTCTATTACGGGCTATTTGCCGGCATTACGGACTACTTGCAGGGCCAGTGGGCGAGCGGCGAGTCGTCTGCCTATTACGACGTAACGATTTCTGCACCACAATAATTAATGCCATGACGCCAGAAGAGTCTGAGACGTGTTTGTGCAGTTTTGACGCGAACGGTATATGCAGCAAGTGCGGCCTAGGGTCTAACGGAAAAACACGTTTGCTGCGGTATTGCCGCGTTGCCTGTCCGCACTTGCACTTGCATTTAAATTCGTCCGTCGTTAGTCAGCCGAAGCAGTCACTCCCCGGCCACGAGCCGCAGCCACCAGCGCCGCCTCCCGACCTCACCCGCCACGACGCCCCGTCGTTCCTGACCAAGGTCCGCAACTTCGCCTCTGCCGCCGTCTCGCACGTCGCCGCCGGGATGCCGATGGCGAGCGACGACGAGATCATCCGCAGGCACGACATCTGCCTGACGTGCGAGCACCTGCAAAACGACGCCTGCCAGTTGTGCGGCTGCCCGGTGTCGCGGGTGGCGGGGTACGTCAGCAAACTCTCGTGGGCGGATCAGGAATGCCCGGCGGGCAAGTGGGGCCGGGCTCCATCCGCTTGACAGCCCTGCCACGCTAGGTGGCATGGGACGCGCAAAGCCAAAGCCGAAGGCGGTGATCCTGCCGCCTGACCTCGACGACGACGAGGAATTCGCCGGCGGCGGCATCCCTGACGAAGACGGCTGGATTCACTTGCGCGAGAAGCGAAAGGAAAAGGCCAATGGGGAAGACGAGAAACCCAAGCGTCGCACTGGCAGACGCCGTAGCCGAGAGGGTGAAGCCAGCCAAGCCGGCGACGTGGATGGACCGGCTGAGCGCTGACGACCAGGCCGGCGTGCTTGAGATCCGCAGGCGGTTCCAAGCGGGCGGCTATGGCTCCGCATCATCGGCGTCCGTCGCAAGAGCACTGCGAGAGGAAGCGATTGCGGCTGGCTGGCACATCATCTCGGAGAAGGAGTTGTCAGAATGGCTGCGAAGAAAATAGCCGACAGGATCAAGGCGAAACTGCCGCCCCCCAAGCCAGCCGCAGATGCAGAGCAGGTGACGCAGTCGCAGAACGGCGACACGCTTGAAGCACGATCCACGAGCCGCCGCATCAAGACCGTCGAGGATCTGCTGCGTCACATCGAAGCGGACATGAGCCGCTTTGAGATCGCCGCGAGCGAAGCTACCAAATGGGAATGCGGAGACGGAGAAGGCGGCAGCATCGAACTGCACCGCGTGTTCGTGCGGCTCAAGCCGAAGGGCGGGCCGACGACACGGGAAGTCGTGGCAGCGATGATCGACGCTGCGAAGAAGGACATTCGCCGCCCTTTGACCAAGGTTGTCAAGGCACCGAAGCGCGACGGACTGTGGCAGGTGCTGGTTGTCGCTGATCCGCACTTCGGCAAGTACGCATGGGGCAAGACGACCGGCGGCGATGACTACGACCTTGACCACGCCGCACGCCTGGTGGGCGACACTGGCTCGCAACTGCTCTCGGTGGGTAATGCCCACAATCCCACCAGACGCACCATTGCCTTCGTTGGAGATCTCTTCCATTACGACCGGCCCGACGGGAGTACCACAAGTGGTACGCCGCTGGAGCGTGACGGGCGGCTTCAGAAGATGATCGAGGTGGGCTGCAATACGCTGCTGTCGCTTGTCACGCAGTCAGCCGATGCGGTGCCGACCGATGTCGTCATCGTCAACGGCAACCACGACGAGGTACTGACGTGGACGTTCCAGCGGATCATGCAAGAGCGGTTCGGTGGTCACAAGCAGGTGACAATCAAGCCAGACTTCACCGGGCGGCAGTACCTCACGCACGGGCGGAATCTGCTGGGCTTCGTCCACGGGCATCGAGCCAAGCGGAAGCTGCCGCAGATCATGGCGTTGGAAGCGTCACGCCAGTGGAGCGAGTGCCCGTATCGTGAATGGCACACAGGGCACTTTCACTCGCAGGCTGCGGAGTGGCAGCGACCGATTGAGACGCTTGACGGCGTGATCGTTCGCACGGCACCGGCTCTCTGCCCGCCCGACGATTGGCACAGCGTCAACGGATTTATCGGCTCCCGTCAGGCGATGGAGACGTTTTTCTATGACCACGCCGGCGGGCTTTCGTCCATGCACGTCGCAGGCGTGAGGGCTTGACGCATGGAATACGAATTGACTGACGAGTACATCGCCGAGGCCCGCCAGCGAGCGTATCGCTATCAGGGACAGTGGTGCGGCACATCGGGATCACTGGCGGCAGATGTCGCTCGACTTCTAATCGAAAGGAAAAAGATGCAAGGAACGATCACGAATCTGGAAGATACAAACGCCGCACTGCGGGCAGCAGTGGAGAGCCGTCTAGCCGGCGGATGCTGCGACGGCGGCAAGTGCCACGCCAAGGACGACGCACCAGAGCGGTGGCGTGAGATCACGCAGGCGTCTGCCGAGAAGTACGCCGCAGAGCGTGAGGAGTCGGTGCCGGCGGATTGGATCTTGCAGGGGCAACGAGAGATGGAGGCCGCACCGGATGACATCCGGTGGACGGGAGACAGTATCTTGGCGCAGCCTGCTGACGACATCCATCGCGGCACTACGTCCAAGTTCGGGACAGGTGCCGTACGCTCGTCGGACGTTGAGGAGTTTCGGTACGACCTGGTCTCGCCAATTGGCCTGCGAGAAGTCGCCAGAGCATGTGCCGAGGGTGCTGGCAAGTACGGCGATTGGAACTGGGAAAAGGGGATGCCTGTGCATGACCTGCTGAACCACGTCATCGCACACATCTACAAGTTCCTTGCAGGCGATAGGAGCGAGCCGCACCTAGGGCACGCTGCGTGGGGCATGTTGGCTGCGATTCACTCGCAGGAGCTTTGGCCGCACCTCAACGACGGAAAGCTGCGTGGTGACGGCTGCAAGGCACCGTCGGCAGAGCCGGTCTAGGATTCTGCCCAGCCGCCCTAGTCTGGCGGCATGGTCACTGACGCACCGCCTGCTATGCAGCTATTGCCCTCGTTTTGCACCGCGAGCAGGCGGCACCATAAGCCCATAGTTTCGCCCCACCGCCGCCCTACTCTGGCGGCATGGCGACATCCATTACAGACACGCTGACCGGCTGGGTGCGGACGATCTTTCAGATCTCGCGTGTCAACGGGCAGGACGTTGGCTCCATCTCGGCGTCACAAAACTACGCCAAGAGCTACGAGATCGGTGACGGAGCCACGGCCGGGAAGGCGGATCTCGTCTTTTCCGACACGCGGACGATTCCCGCAAACACCTCCGAGGTGCTCGACCTGCTGGATTTGACGCAGCAGACGTTCGGCGTGGCGGTGCCTTTCGTGTTCAACCAGGTGCGCATGATCCGGGTGTTGAACAACGAGACGGTGGCGGGCCGTCGCGTGTTGATTGGCTCGGCTCCCGGCAATCCGACCGGCGTGTACGCCGCAAGCGTCGGCCCGGCCAGCGAGTGGCACGCCATCAACTACACGGATTCTTGGGTCGTGACGTCGGCGAACCGCAACCTCCAGATCACCAATCCGAATGCCGCAGCGATCAGCTACACGATTTTCATCCTTGGCACTTCCACCGCAGCGGGGGCGTGATGGCAACCACCTTTACGTTGACCTCCACACTGCGCGTCACACCCCGCTGGGTGGATGCCTTGGATGTAATCGACGTCGTCGACTCAGCGTCCACGTTGCTGCAGTTCGACTTGGCCAACGGCACCGGCGCCAACCAAGGCAACGCCTACTGGAAGGGCACGGTGTCGATCACGGCGAACCAGACGACGTCGCTCGACCTACGGGCGCTGTCGCTCTCAGTGTTCGGCGGCACGGGAACTCTGTCTCTGGCAAGCGTCAAGGCGCTCTTGATTGTCAACAAGTCGACCACGGCAACGCTGACGGTCGGCGGCTCCGACGCCAATCGATGGGCTGGCCGGTCGGCAGACTCCGAAACGATCGGCCCCTCCGGCGTTCTGTACGCCGTCAACGGCACCGGCTGGGCAACTACCGGCTCGAGCAAGGTGCTGACGTTCACGGCCGCCGCGGCCGCCTCGTGCGAAGTCTATCTAGCAGGAGTGAAGTCATGATTTCCGAAGCCCCCCTCACCGCTGCGGCTGCGTTCGACAATTTGTCGGAGAAGGTGCGTGCATACATCGCTACGGCAAAGCTGGCGTCGGCGGACGGTCTGACGTGGGCAGAGTTCGGCGAACTGCTGACCGCGCTTTTGCGTCTGGCTGTGGCAACGCTGGACGACATCGGAACCTTGAGCGGCGCCGAGAAAAAGGATTTGGCGCTGGTCGCAGCTGCGGCGCTGTTCGACACGGTCGCCGATCGTTGCGTGCCGCTTCTTGCCTGGCCCGTCTACGTCATCGCCCGGCCGGCCATCAGGGCACTCGTGCTCGCTCTGGCTGGCGGTGCCATTGAATCCCTTCTTCCGCTCGTGAGGGCTGCATGATCACTGCATTGCTCGTGGCGTTTGCCGTCTATCTGCTCGCCGGCCAGCAGATCACCGAGAAGGTGAAGGCGTTCATCTCCTCGGTGAAGATGCCCACCATCGACGGCAAGCATGTCGCCGCTGTGGCGTTGCTCGTGGCTGCGGCGATTG